CATCATCAAATTCAAGATGATATAAGAACATTAAGTATTTTAGATATTCAGATTTTAAAAATTCTTGATCTTCTCTTTTCATTAAAAATCTACCTCTTCTAATTGCTCTGTCATTCTTCCAGTTTCTTTTGAGTATTGAAGCTGACAGCAAATACCTGTCTCACCTGTCCAACGATTTTTTAAAATTCGTACAGTGCTGAGATCAGAAGTTTCTTGTGATTGTTGATTGCGTTCTAGACCAATTACAATGTCACTGAGTTGACCTATACCTGCTGACCCTCTGAGTTGAGCCAAGCTAGTTCTAAGTCCATCTTCATGTCCTTTGTCTGAGTTTGGTCTTTTAAGATGAGAGACTAAGATCATGCCAATGCCAAGCTCTTCAACAAGAGTTCTTATCTTGGTCATGGTGTTATCTATAATGCGTCTTTCATCTCCACCCTCTAGTCCAGATACTACAATGGAAAGGTGATCTAGAATGATGTATTTGCATCCTAGAGCCACACCAAAGTATCTAATTCTAGATAAGAGATTGTCTTCATCTGATGAACCAAAGTGGTCATAGAAAAAGACTTTGCCATTACCTACAGAATTATTAAAAGCTTCCCATAAATCATTATCAGTAACGTCACTGTTTCCTAAGTGAACTGGCTTATTAAGTTCTAAAGATATAAGACCAAGTGCAGTTCTTCTGACACTTTCTTCCAAAGCTATATAACCAATAGTCTGTTCTTGCTTGAGAAGATGATGTGCAATCTCTCTTACGAGTTGGCTCTTTCCTATTCCAGAACCTGCACAGATGGTAACAATCTCACCTTTTCTTATGCCATGAGTTTTATCGTTGATACCATCATAAGGATAAGGAACACTCTCAACATTTTCATTGGATGTTATGGTCTCCCAAAGTTCAGCTCCAGATATAATTCCATCTGGTCTATGAACTTTCGCATCCCAAACAGCATCAATGAGTTCTTTACTCCTACCTGCTTGCAACATCTCACTTGCGTCTTTCAATGGTAGATGAGCAATCTTTGCTTTGCTTGGTGATAGTAAGCTTGAACATTCTCTAGCTGCTCTTTGTCCAACTTCATCTTGGTCAAACATGAAGATGACAGACTCAAATTGCTCAAGCCAATCTATAGCTCTCTTGATGTCCTTCTTTGCTCCTGCAGCACCAGACCTTACAGACACTACTGCCCATTTATTCTGGAAACATTGAGATAAAGAGAGTGCATCAAGTTCACCTTCAACGATAGTACACATCTTTCCACCATCTCGCCAAAGGTGCATTCCATACAAAGGAGATTGATTAAAATCACCTATGGCTAGAAATTCTTTGTTTGGAAAACGTATCTTCTGAGCTACGACTTGCCTGTGTCTATTATAATAGTTAGCAATTTGCACAGGTTTGCCATTCATCCAACCACAAGTGTAACCCCAATGTCGTACTGTAGCTTCGTTGATGTTTCGTTTAGTAAGAGCGACTACCTCGCCAGAGACAGGATTGAAGTTAGTGTTCTGTGTCTTCACTATTTCTTTCATCTCCATATCCTGCTCTGGTGGAGTATAGGTTTCACAACTAAAACAATAGCAGTGACCATCGCTGTAGAGAGCATTGGCATCACTAGACCCACACTTCTCACATTCACCTTTGGTTATGTATTCGCCAACTTGTTCAATGGATGTCATGGTTTTCTTCCAAGTCTAAATAGTCACCAAGTGATCTAAAAATGCTCGCCAGTTCTTGAACGTCTTCATCAGAAAATCGACTATTGTCTTCCATTATTGCATCAGCCAATCTAAATAATAAGGGTGCTAGTTTATCCATGTGTCTGGTATCTCCTCACCTTCTGCCCATATAAATCCATAACGATCAGCCCACTCTCGACAGGTCATTTTTGTTCCATCCTTTCGCTTCTTTGCACCTTGAATAGTTGCTTCAGCTCGTTGGAATAAAAATCTAATATCCTTTGTTGGATGTTGCTTTTTGACTGCTCTCATTTTTCTTTGAGCATCCTGTCGGAAGTACCCCTTCACCTCGACATATACGTCTTTAATTAAAAGGTCTGGTATATAATCTCGTGTCACTGAATAGGGTATGGAGTGAGGTTCAAATTTAAACTTCACTCCTTTGGCTTCTAAATTTGACATGACCTTTTGTTCAAAAGTCTGCTTCAACTGCCACCTCACCTATATTATCGTTAGCTGCTTTGGCGATGAAACCATCTTCATCTTCAAATAAGTCACCTTGATATTCTACAAGCTGAATGACTTGCACACCTTTCAATCTAAGACTGACTGAGCAAGTCTTTGAGGACATCATTGAATAAGGAACAGGTTCAAAAGCTACTTTGATAGTTGATCCATTACCTATTAAAGTATCTTTAGTAATAGGAGTTCTTTTACTATCTACAACCAATGGCTTTTGAGTAAACCATTTACCATCACGTGATTGAAACTTAGCTTTTAATTTACACTTAAATTCTATTTCACCAGTTTCATTGCCATCTTTATCTGTGGCAGGTGAGTAAGGTTTCTTTAAAGTTAAGTCTTTTCTTTTAGGATTGTTCTTAATCTCTTCAGCTAATCTTTTTTTAGCTAACCCATCAAGATATTCACACATCTCAACAGCATCTTCTTCTTGTACTAGGACAGAGACAGAATAATATCCATTAGGATCAAACTTAGTATCTGGGTCGTGAACTTTAGTCCACATAGCTTTACCCTGTATTACATTCTTCATTCACTACTCCTTATTTTTGATATTTATTTTTCTTTGCTGTCTTTGCAGCAGCTTTAAAATTGGCAGCAGTAGGTGCGCCTTTGCTTCCAACTTTTCTCATTTTCTCACCAGAACCTGCTTTAATTCTGGCTCTCTTCTTGTGAATATTTTCGTATAAACTCATCTTTAAAATCTCCTTCTTAATGAGTGGTTTCTCCCCTACCCAAATAACGAGGGGAGTGTAACTATACTGTACCTTTAGAGAATTAAGCGAAGAAGTAGTCACTCTTGAGAACCTGCTTCAAATCAAGAGTACCCTTTTTTGGAAGCTCTGGAAGTTCTTCATGTCCAAGTCTATTGATTGCATGATCTCTTAGTTGTGCAAGGACATCATTGTTCTCATACATCTCTACAAATTCATGTCTTAAGATTTGTTGCATCAAAGGAATATTTGAACAATGCGTTCCATAACTATCATGCACCATAGCAAAATTATGGATACCTTCAGTCATACATCTATTAACAGTCTTGGTTAATGCTGAAGCATCTAAACTATGAATAAAGTTTGGAGATGAACCAGTGATAGTTTTACCTCTGCAAACTGTATTCTCTATAGGCTCTCTATAAGATAGTCTTATAATACTACCATCTATAATAGTTTTAATTCTTTGGGTTTCTAAATCTGGATAATCTTGAATGACTAGAAAGTTAGTAGGGGTCATCCATTCCATAGGTATTTGCATCTCAGCATAAGCAGTTCCTATACCTTTAATAAAATCCATGACCTCTCTAGCAGAAGAAATAACACTACCAATAGAATCCCAAACGTGCCTATTTAAATAGACAGAAGCTTCAAAAGCAGAGAAGGGTGCAGTCTGGCCTTTATCAAATTTCTCTTGGATTGCACTTTGTATATAATCTCTACAAGCATATTGAGTTCCAGAATAGGGTACTACCATTACTGGTTTTTTTGTGAGCTTTCTATCAATTCCAAAGTCTAAGATTTGTTGTGCTAATTCATTTCCATCTTTAGCATCTTCTTCAACTAACAACTTTGTAGCATCTGCTACATCTTGATAAATGTCTGCAGGAATAGAACTTGGTAAAAGATTAACTGCCTTACCACCTTGTTCATCTCTTAAGATAGCTAAGAGATGCTGAAGACCATTGCAGCTACCATCTGCAGAAACTGGAAGATGAGTTACAAATCCTAATCCTTCTTTTAGAAAGTCATACCATTCAACACACCAAGCTAGAAATTGAAATGGTGAACTTGCTGTCATCCACCATGTGTATTCAAGTGGTTTTTCTACAGTCTTTACGACATCTGACTCTATACTATATGCCCAATCAATTCTGTCCTTGAGACTTATCTTATCTTCACCATAACAATTAGCTCCATGAATAGCTAACCAGTCTGCATCTTCATCACGTTCTATTCTAGCTCCATGAGCAAACTTAATAAGAGCTTTACCATAATCTGCAGATTGTGGATTCATAAAGTCAGAAACAGGATATTTACGAGAACGAAAATCAAGTTGCCATACATAAAAAAACTCATCATATTTTTGAAAGTCTTTGGCTACTCTCAGAGTTCTTTCTATCTGAAGTCTTTTACTCAGACTTTTAGAGTTAGCTTGAAAGATAGCAGCTTTCTTTCCTCGCCACTTTTTAAACTCTTGTCTTTGAGCTGAACTCATTTCATCTGGTGCTACATCAAAAGGATAAGGTGGTGGATCAATATTCTCACGACTTAATCCATCAACATAGATATTGTTTTTCCATACTGTATCCAGAACTTGTAAGACTTCTTTATTAATAGTGAATGGTGTTTTTTGAAGAGCATTAATACAGTTCATCTCTTCAGATAAATCATGTGATGCAATTCTCTTTAAAATTTTTTGTCCAGATTTTCTCATATAGTATACTCCTTCATTAATGCTTTCCATGAGATTGGGAATTTCCATTCCATATGTAGGCTAATTGTTTCTGCAATTTCTCTTGTGTAATGCTGACTATGACTATCCAGTCTCAGCTTGCACATCTTTGCAAATGCTCCTAGTGAGCCAGACCAATACCACTCAGTCATCGTAGATTGAGGAAGAACCATTCTGGCATCTTCTTTGGAGACACCAGTTGCTAGTAATGATTTGTAACAAGTAAAAGCATTATAAACTATGTTCTGGTATGCAACTGTACACAGTCTTTGATCTTTATCGCTGAGAGGGTCACCAGTACCTTGTCTATTATTATTGTCCTGCTTTCCCCAACCTTCAACATCGAAGAACTTTAAATCTTTTTCTGTGTACCTTCTGGATACTTCATTCCAAACTAGATATTCATGTTTAACGAGTTGCCTAGCTACAAATATTGGTGCTTCAATTTTAAAGGAAACAAAAGCATGATTGAATGGAGAGGTGTGTTTGTTCTTAGCTAAATATGTAATAAGCTTTTTATCTCTTTCATCTAATTGCTTTTGGTCTAGGTCATCATTTGCATAAGAAACTCTTGCTGAGTTAACTACAGTTTTATCACTCCCCATACAGTCAATTAACTGCACACAAGAGTGAGTGGAATTTTCTTTCATCCACTCTCTACAGTCTGTCATATTAATGTATCCTTACTAATGGAAGGTTGTTAATAACATCTGCATAGAAGCCACCACCCCAAACTCTAGTCCAATCTTTTGGGGGTATAATTGTAGGTGTATATCTAGGCCTTGCTACTTCAGCCATAGCATTAAAATTCTCTACCCATTTTAATGTCTTTGCCGTAGGAACTACGTACATGGATGTATTCTTCTTGCCTTTTTTGTCACTCAAAGGACGTTCAATAATGCCTGTATTCATAATGATAATTGCTATGAATAACTTCCCTGTATTAACACGATCTTTGTTAGTCCACTCAAGGCATTGGTAGCCATCCTTATTCATCTTATGAACAAGACCTTTTCGTTTTTGTTTTCTACCACTACGAGTTTTCTCATTAGCTTTCTTAATCACATTAAGAGCTGCATCACCTCTGTCCTCTTCTGACTCAAGTTCAATCCATGTTTGAAGACGAATTTGATCCTCTAATCTTTTTCCAATATTGGCTGCTAGTCTGAGGTATGATGTCTTTTTGGTTAAGGTATCTACCACTGCTAACATGGCAATGTATGCAGCTACTTTTGAGTCTATATGACTAAGCTTTCTTTTAGCAATGCTCCTATTATTTGTATTTTTACTTTTATGTTGTTCTATAGCTTCAGCAACTTTATCAATTTGCGTACTCATAAAAGCTCTGCCATGCTTTGTTGTGCTTTCTAATTCTTTCTCCATCATTTTATTGAGAGCTGAATTAAAACGATCAATTCCACCATCGACCATTGATTTTTCTAAGTTTGTTTGATCTTGAATTGTAACCATTTATAGCCTTTCCTAATTTATATGTGTCACAGGTTGTGCCATTTATTGTCACACTGTCCTAATCCCTTGGGTAGTGTAACAATATAGCATTGGCCTATAATACTTGCATATAGGCCTTATTTTATTGAGTTAAGTAAATAGTTACGTGAGTGTAGGTATTATAGTATACTTTTTAAGTCCCTTGTGTCTACCAAATTCCACCAAGCGGGCTACTGTATAAGTATCTGTTTTTTAACACTTTTTCAGGGTTTGTAACTATTTTACTATTTGGATTTTTGGCACCAAATTTGGCACAAAACCCCATTTTTGGCACAAGGTTTGGCACAAGTTTAACCCTGTTTATCACTAGTGCCTGTATATCCCTTGTGTCTACCATGCTTATCCTTACTTCTCTAAAACACTAATCGCTTCTTGGAGATTTTTGGGCTGTAAATGAGCATATCGCATCGTTGTCGTGATGGTACTATGACCCATAATTTCTTTTACAGTTACCAAATGAACTCCTCTTTGAACGAGTCGACTAGCTGTAGTATGTCTTAATACATGCCATACACCATCGTCAAGCTTTAGAATATGACGCATCCTATCCCAACGATCACGATACCAATTATTCTGAAAAGGGAATAGTCTATTATCCTTAAGTTTACTCATACGTTCAGTAAGAACTTTTCTAGCACGTTTGGTCAGAGGAACTACACGAGGATGGTTGTTTTTGCTTGTTGGTATATGTAGACCCATCTCAGTTACATGTGACCTCTCTATGGCTCTTAATTCGCTTGCACGACAACCAGTATCAATGCTTACAATAATAGCATCAATCATGTTCTGGTCACCCCAAGATTTGAAGGTATCTAAGATTGCCTTTTCTTCTTCTTCAGTAAACCATCTGATACGATTATCACCCTCTGGTTCACGTTCAAAGTGTGGCA